GTATAAAGACTCGCGTTATACTCAACGGCACTTATAGTCCTTTTCAGGTCCTGAGAGCGAGAGATTCCAATTACCTTAAACAACTTAAATTCAGAATTCTGAACGCCGAATGTAAATAAATCGTTCTCGGCCGGATTAGATGTCCAATTCGAACTAACCGTCAGTTTATTAGTTGTCGCGCTCGAAGTGGTGACGGTCCTATTTTCAACAGTGTCGTCGGCATGACGAATATAAACAATATAAGTAGACGAGCCATCCAGCGTAAGTTGCTGATCGATTGTCACTGTATTATTAGTTGAGTCTAAAACTCTGCCACCATATCCCCACTGCGGCAAATCATGTTGGACCCGAATCACATCTCCTAATTGACAGGCGATCGCGTCAACGTCGACACCAAACTCAATGGAACGAACTAAATATTTGTTTAGGTTTAGCCTATAAACCGCCTCTCTGTAGGCCTGTTGGTATGACGTGCACCCGTATAAAACTAACGATGCCTTTTTCTCAACGCCACCCTCTACCCAATCGTTGCCGTAAACTTGTATAATCTCTCGTTGGAAATCTCTCGCTTTATCGAAATAAGTTACCTCAAAGATATTCGCTCGGTCTTCGAGCGCGAGAAAAGTCTCTTTGAACGAATCCCGAACAATGTTCGAAACATTGAACATCTGGACAGGATCGCCACTTTTATCTACGACACAAGAAAATTTAGTCCCCCTCATTATTACAATGCCACGTCCGACTTGAGCAACATGTACCAAAGCATCCCACATACTCATTTGCGAATCAAATACTATGTTGATGATCGCCCTCGGCACCCCATTAATTTTTACATTGCACCAATCTGCCCATTCTGAAAAGGCAGTATAATCCATCCTCGCCGGAGCAACACCGTCATAACCTTTGACTTGAAGATTATATACGCTACCATCATAACTAATATCGAGAGTATAATATGGGCGAACAAGCATGTCATAGCAAGCCCACGCCGGATTATCTGCTGGTTTTGGCTCCCAAACTCCGGTTGTTGGGTTGTAAATAGGCACAATGTTTCTAATCACTTCGCAGGTTACGTTCGGAACCGCTCCCGCCAGTTGGTTGGTTGCAAGAGCGCGAACACCAAGGAGGGCAGTATATGGATATGCAAAATCATCGGGGATTATCTGCGCGATCCCACCAAGATACAACGTGTTTTCATATCGCCCACCAGTCCCGGCAACGGCAAGTTTTTTAAGCCTTACTTCATATGATCCGGCAGAAAGATCTCTCACATCGAAGCTACGCCTCAAAGGGCCTCTTCGAGCACCGATGATATTAATAGCTCCAAGAGCGCCACCCGTATTGACAGTTCTTGTAATGCTCGAAAACCATTCCTCGACGTCGGCAAGAAAGGCGCCAGAATCCATCTTGTTTCTAACCTCTACAACCTGCCTATTGAGACCAGTGATTTCAACCCACACACCCATTGTATCGTAAGTTCCGAAATCTTGCCAACCACCCGACTGGTCGGGGTAACCACTTCCGACTCTATATTGAATCGTTGCCGTAAGCGCGGGGTTCCAGACTGGTTCCAGATCGACTTGCATATACGGGGTGCGGATTGGGAAAGACCACCATCCCGGCTTTATCTTTGGGCAACTCGGGCAATTTGGCAATCCATATTGAGAAGCATATTGAAATTTAACCGATTGACATTGACTCGTAAATTTAAAGCCCTGCGCGGTATAGACAAAATCAGAATAGGTTTCCTTTCCACCCTCACCGGCAACTATCGAAGTCCAAGCTGCATCGCCCACCATACGGTATTCAATTGACATCTCGATATTGGTACTATCTAACCCACCCTGCCCGTTAACATAATATAGGCCGTTGGGGCAAACTATATCGATTCTCAGCCCCTCTGTGGCGTCGCCCTCGACAGTCGCGGTGACATATGCATCGGTCGTGATTTCTCTCGAATACGACTTGTAATTATAAGTGTCGCCAAAATATTCAACCGGCTCTTGATTCCTAACCCCTAATTTAATCCTCTGCCAAACATTATCAAAATTTTCGATTGCCTCGTCGTTAATTTTAATATTTGCTACGCCTTGAATACAACCATCGTGCAATGCGAGTAAAACGTTATAATATTGATCGTCGCCAACGGTATCGATATAACGATTTATAATGGTTCCGCCGACTCTGCGGGTTCCATAGATTCTCGGCAAAGGGTGACCTTGGGTAGTCATATTTCTCATGTCGCCCCACCCATAAGTATCAGTTTGCGCTTCCATTGATCCGGCACCAATCCCGGATGCTCCTCCAATACCGGGCAACGCCGGATATGAAGGTGGCGCATTAGGAAACAGAGCGTTAATTGCAAACGAGCCCATCATTCCAATCGCCATTATCGCAACTGCACCCCAACCTGCTCCGAGAGCGGCTGGTGCCGTTAGGTATGGAGCGACAACCATGAGGACAACCATGAGGACAACCATCGCGATCGTCCTACCCCAGTTCTTATCCCCCTCCCCCTCTCCTCCGCCTCCTCTTGGCACTGGTACGACGACTATATGATCATTAATATTCGGACAAACCGCGATTAGTTCAGAATCATCAAGCACTCTTCCGTTGATGCTGTATTTTACATCGACATCTCTCATAGAAACGATATTTTTATCAGCGACATACTCGGAAATCGGCTTGGCGACCTCGTGCTCAAGCCAATAATCGGTCCTCTTCGAGATATCGAACATACTGCTTACGACAGTTAATTTTACTTTGTTATACGACATATCTATAGTAACCGTGAATCTTTCTTTTCCAATACGGATGATCGAACTTCTCAATTATCGACATAGTTTTTTCCATAGTGTGAATAAAGGTTTTTTCATCTATGCAAACCCCAAAATGATGATCGAAGCCTGGGTTTATTCTTAAAACAACTAGGCAGCCCTTCTCTGGCCCGCCGAGCTTGACCCATTTTCCGCTATCTCTTTCCTCTTTGAATTTAGATGAAATAACCTTCTTACAAAAAGCCCCTATATCAAAATCAGGCATTTTCACGTCACTAAGGATTTCGGATGCACATATCACCAAGCCCCAACAGTCAAGGCCGGTCTTAGGGTTGCGGCCACTATCGACAAATGGGATGCCAATCAAATCGAAAATATTACTACTCATTATTTTAATCCCTTTAGATATACTCCGCCCTCTGGAATGCCAGGGAAGGCTCCGAAATATCTTATATTCCCATATTTTCTACAATCATCTATCGTTTTGGAACAAACTGTTCCGGGCGTCGAGCCAGAGTAACCACATTTATTCCCGCGGAAACTCCATCGACAAAAATTCTTGATATATCGATTTGGAGGATGCATAACTGACGATTGGTTTCTCGCAGACAACCCAAAAGTCGCCCACTGCGTATCGGCGTAGGATGTAGTGCAAATAAACGACTCTTCGATCTCCGCCGAAGTTAGACCAAGGTGATCGCTATGAACGACATATAGAGTGACTTCAGAACCAACACCACCTTTTGCTCCATCCATCTCCATGTAGGCCTGCATTGTTCGATTGGCATTGCCTATCCTAATATTGGCGACGGTCTGTTCGCCCATCCCCTCCTCTTTGGTATCGTCAATATCGAAGGGGAAAGCGTGCCAGGTATAGGTAGTGCCGCTTGTGGGCCAAACGATGCTCTCGGTGTTTCGACAAAATCGCAGAGTCGTGCTGTTAGGATCCGGGAAAATTACTTTTGCCAGTAATAGCCACGCTCCGCTGGCCTGTAATTTGTTTTTTTCTAGAATCGCCGCACTACTTAAACTAAGAGCCACGCATTATACCTCTCTTAAATCAATAGATCCGCTAAAGTAATTTTGATTGTAATTCGTAAAACTTATTGAATCGCTTAAAAATCTGACCTCATATGTCGAGCCACTCGTCGGTTCTGAAAAATTAAAACTTGAAGATCCACCAGTCACGCCACTTTCAAAAAAAGTCTGTAATGACACGTAGGAATTCTTTGACATATCTCTCCACGACAATGTAAATTCTTTTCTTGCTCTTGTGAATTTGCCCCTTGTCTGTACGTAACCAGACTCGAACAGCGTTCTAATCGCAGGCATGTGAGTTGTGATTTTGATTGAATCGTATGCCCTTGAGATTCCGGTCGTACCTGATGGAAAATCTATTGCGCTCGTCACCTTATGCGCTCCTTATAGCTTGTCGAAAACCTTGACTCTGCTGAAGATTAGTTAAAACCATCTCCATCACCCATTTTTTCCCGTCGAATTTTGCTTCCCCTCTCTGCTCGGCTTTAACATCCTGGCCCTGATTGACGATATTAATTTGTATATTCGGCCCTCCACCTTTCGGCGTCACTGTTTCTCCACGCTGTAGGATCGCTGGGAATTCATCGGGCTGCAATCCTTCGTGAAGGCGAGAAGCATTGTCAAAGAGAGATGTTGGCACCATTCTCGTTGGCATCAAAGTCTGCCCGACAACACCGCCTCTGTGCCCAACAGACGCTGGACTGTAATAATCAGGCATATCCATAGCGGCATAAGATCCGGGAGCACCCATACCGTAGGGGCTCCACCAATCACTGACTGCCGTCATGGCAGCCTTCACACCAGCCGACAACACTTTTGATAGCCTCTCGTAAACAACGATCCTCATTATCTCGCTAATGATACTTGAAGCCATCGCTCTGAAAGCTTCTTTGAAAGACCTTGTCCCCTCTATCCAACCCCTCGTCGCATCAACAAAACTATTCGCGATATTGTCAGAAAACGCCTTCCATTTCCTCTGCTCTTCCTTCCTCATGTCATCCCAAGCCTTGGCGTAACGCTTCGCCGCCTTTTCCGCTGCCTCAGCCCCCAGATCGCCTTGCATCTTATCAGTATCACGAGTGAACTTCTTAGGTTCTTTCTTACTAATGTAAAACGGACTATAAATATCGGTCGTCTCATAAGCCGATTGCAATACCTCTGCTTCCTTTTTAAACTTGCTGAAACTTTCCCGCGCACTATCGATTGCCTTCGCAAATTTTGCTGGTTGATCGTAAAGAGCAATGGCACTTTTTTCAAGTTCGTCCATCAATTCTGTTGTTTCTCTAATTGTCTTTTTATACCCTTCGAGTCGAACAATAGCGGCTTTATACGTATCACTGCCTGGCAAGCCATATCTACCTTCCGCCAACCCTTTTTGGATCGTAGACTCAAATGACATCGCAAGTTCCTGTCTCGTTTGAGCAAGTCCTCTTTGAATAACCTTCCAACCCGCCCACGCCCGCGTAATCTGCTTGTGCAACCACAAAAAAGCATTTGCTACCGATTCGACAGTAGATAGAAAGGCGTCCTCAATCACCTTAGCATTATCGACCAAAAATTCTGTGATATGGTCGACAACCTCGCCGATCGTGTTAAAGGCCGCGATGCCAGCGGATTCAAACGTCTTGAAAAATTTAAGGAACATGGCCTCGATCTTCGACAGCATTGTCTTCCAAGCGCCCCAGAAGGACTCTCTAATCGCCTCTGCGAGAGACTTTGCTCTCCCCTCTGCTGCGTACATCACATTGATAAACTCAATGACTTCCTCTGATGTCATACTAAAAATCGCAGCCAATTGCCCAGCTCTCGCCCCCAAAATTTTAGCTGCATCTTGAGCAGACATTTTCGCGTCAACCATGTCAAGGATGACATCTGTAAAATTCCTCAACGAGCCATCTGTTTTCTTTATTATAATACCGTAATCCTCAAGGGCTTCGGCTGCTTTTTTCGATGGATTAAGCATCTTCATCATTGCCTGTCTAAGCGTCGTCCCAGCAAGTGATGCCTTAATACCTCTGTTGGCAAGAAGACCAACGATGCCAGCAACCTGCTCGATATCCATTCCAAACTGCGTCGCCATGGTGCCACCATAAATAAATGCCTGCGACGCCTCCTCGATATTAGTGTTCGCCCTCGATTGAACCTGCGCGAGAACGTCCGAAACCCTTGAAAGTTCACTGACTTCCATGCCGAATTGGAGGAGGATATTAGTAGCGATGTCAGCCGCCCTACCAAGGTCGAGCATCCCAGCCGTAGCAAGGTCTAACATCTGTGGAAGAGCTTCGATTGTCTGCCCAGCATCAAGGCCCGCCATACCTAAGAATCTCAACCCCTCTGCGGCCTGACGAGCGGTGAACTCAGTAGTCCTGCCCATCTCCTCGGCAATGGCGGTCATCTGCTCAAATTCTTTTTCGGTGGCCTGAGTAATCTCCCGCACAAATCGCATCTCTTTATCAAACTTGGCACCGATTACGGCCGCGGTCAGTACGACCCCTGCGAAGGAGGCACCGATAATCATGGCGTGTCGCTTCACAGACTGAGCGAACTTGCCAACGCTTCTCTGAGCGCCCGCGAGTGCGGTGGTTAGCCCTACTATATTCCCGCCTACCCTAACCCTGAGATCTTCTTGCACGCCTATTTACTCCCTTTCTATATCTGAGATCCTCATTCGTTTCGTGGCAACTCCATTTCCTCGCGTTCCCTCTTTATCTTCAAACTCTTGACATATGCAAATAATTGTAATTTTTTTCTTTCTGTCTTCGGCAATCTTAAAAACTCCTGGTGAGAACATCCTAAGAACTCAGTGCAAACCGACATCTCTGCATACAATTTGGTGGTGGAGTCGAGATCGTTCTCCCCCATCAAATCGGCAAAAAATCGTCCTCCTCCGCCTCCTTCCACCTGGTGAGCATCCCAATGTCCCTCACGATTTGAGTAAATTGCTCGCCGCTCAATCCGATGCTCTGGAGAATCTCAACCCTCTTGTCATCATTCTCGACGAGATTGCCGCTCTTGTCTTTTAAGGACACGTTGATTCCGCGAAGGACAATCTTGATACCGATATCCGATTCATATTTAACTCGCTCTTTCAGATACACTTCATCGGCATAGTCCAAAAGGAACACCCATTGTTTTTTTCTGATACCCATATCCCTCGCAATCTGCTTGTCGTCGGGATTAGCGGGATCGATAAGACACTTCCTCGTCGGTGGCGTAGGAGCATTTTTTTGCAACTGATCCATCAACTCAGAAATACCGCTCGACCTGATGGGAATCCTAACGGGTTTCTCGATTCCGCCCTTCGTCACCTTCACGACAGAGTAGCCATCGCTCTGAAAGATCTGCTGCCCCTCCACGATCTCGTCGAGAAGTTCGGCCCCTTCAATATTATTGCTCATTACACGCTCTCCTCTCCTATACTAATTTTGAACGGTTGTTCCACTGGTCATCGAAGTGATTCTTGTCACGTCGCCATATACAAGGCCGGCGGCATTAATTGTAACTTCGTCCTCTCCTTCGTTTACTACCAACTGATCACCAGGGAAGAAAACTTCTCTCCAGCGAAAGCCTATATCAGTACCAGTACCATCCCAAAGCACCTCGACATCCCATGCTTGTTTAGTCACATCGCTAAACAATGGCGTAGACACCCCGTCGATCATACTCTCACCCTTAGAGCTATACAAGCGGTGCCCATTAATAGTAACCGGCGACGTCCCGCTCAACATCCTCACGAGATATTGAGTGCTGGTATCATCGATGAGCTTGAAGGTGAACGATAATGGTAATGGCACTAATTTCTCCTCGTCCATCCCTTGTCGGTACTCCGCATTGCCATCATACACGCCCCTATCCATTACGAGCGTTTCGGAAGGTCTTGCCCTCGAAATTGGAGCGTTGAAGCCAGCGTTGACAAAGAGTGCTTGTATGTAGAATGGACCGGTAGCTGGATACGGAGCGGCCGATACTCCACTAAATAGACGCAATTCTCCATCTCTATGTTGCAGGATCATGATTTTTATTCCTCCTTTCCATCAAATTTTAACATTGAACGGTTGTTCCACTGGTCATCGAAATGATTCTTGTCACATCACCATAGACCAAACCACTGGCGGTGATGGTAACCTCGTCCTCCCCCTCGTTTACAATTAATTGATCGCCGGGGAAGAAGACTTCTCTCCAGCGGAAGCCCAAGCTTACACCGCCTTCCCAAATCGCTTCGACATCCCACGCCATCTTCGAAGTGTCGCTGAATAATGGTGTAGACACCCCGTCGATCATGCTCTCGCCTTTCACGCTTCTTAGAACATGACTATTAACCGTCAACGGCGATGTCCCACTCAACATCCTTACAAGGTATTGAGTAGTTGTATCGTCAATCAGTTTAAAGGTGAACGATAACGGCAAGGGGGCGAGTTTCTCTTCATCCATCCCCTGACGATACTCTGCGTCGACCGTATAATTACCCCTATCCATTACGAGTTCTTCCGACGGCCTTGTTCGAGCAATTGGAGCACTGAACCCTGCGTTTACGAAAAGCACCTCCACATAAAAGGGAAATGTTGCCTTTGCAGCAGTGGTCTGTCCGCTGAGTAGCCTCATCTCTCCGTCCCGGTGTTGTAGAATCATAACTTACCCCTCCTCCCTTCTGCTAACTACCTCAGCGATATCTTTTTCCTCCACCTCTTCGATTGTGATATCACCATTAGCGATTTCTTTTGCAAGGTCTTTGCTTCTACGACTCGAAAGACCTTTACCCATAAGGATTTCTTTAATCTTTCCCTCGTCAATTTTCATTTTGTTTCCTCCCTACGTCCATTTTTGTATCCACTCGATCCCAACAGTGTAATTGTACTGGCGAAAATCATCATTTGGAATTGGCGAATCTGTTATGATTTCCTTCACCGTTAATTCTTGTAAAACATTGGTAAAATCCTCGCTCGCAAAATCGTAAAAATCTATCTGTGATCCGAGTTCGAAGTAACCCGCTACGATGTCTCGGATTTGGTAGTGTCTATTCGATTTCGTCGTGCTCTCCGGCTTTACAAATACGTTGAAATTCACTATCGGTTGTGCGATCTTTTTTCTCGTACTACTGCTCCTGTGAAGATCCTCCCAATTACCCGTCCCGATGATCCTCACCTGAACCCACTCGTTGTAATCCGCCTCTTCGAAAGGCACCCCTTCGTAATCAATAGCCAACTGTTCCGTGACGACGAGATTCGCATTGACGTAATTCTCGAGCGACGCCTTGAAATTCTGGTACTTTCCCTCGGCAGATAAAGCCACCTATATCCCCCTAAAACTAATTCTCGCCGCTCTAATCGCCACGACAGTAGGTTTTCTTTCTAAAGCAATAGTAATATATAGGGTCATTAAAATCTCATTGCTCCCGCGCCTGGCGTAAGATAGAATTTCTTCCATTCGTCTCTGTATTTCTCAGCCATGTCCTGCGGTAATTTCTTTTTCCCAATCTCTCTCATGGATACGCGCACCATCCCGTACGCCGCTTGTTTGGAAAATCCGTATTCGAGAAAGACGATATAAGAAACCCCATTGATTATCTCGATATATTTGTTCATGTGCATCGGTCCGGTGTGATCGGTAAGCCTACCCTCGCTTCTACCCTGCGAAACCTTATCCGTCCTCTCCGTACTGGGGTGCCTCATAGCGACCGCACGGCCATCTCCGAGTTTATCCATTGCGACAAACCAACCAGCCCTCGCCCTGCCAAGATCTACAGGCATCTTCTTTATGATTCGAGCCACCAGATCGAAGGCGAATTTCTTCAAAACCAAATCCGTAGCGATGGATGAACCTTTCATAAAATGTCTAATGTGTTTATTAAAATTCTTAGTCTCGACGGTCATCTCGAACATCTCAAGCCGCCTCCCCGAAAATAACATACGCAATTCCGAGCGGGTCCGACTTAATAGCCTTCAAATTATAGGTGTTACCGCTCTCAACGATGAGGTCGGAGGTCGTCAGTGTATTGCTTACAGAGCTCTGCATAAAAACAAACTTCGCGTCCCCCAATTCGATCCCCTTTTGAATCTCATTCTGCGTCACCACTCCTTTGATTGCCGATACGCCGGACCAGTCAGTGTAAACATCTGAAAAAACCTGTTTGTCAATGTCGTAGTTGATCGTACTCCCACTCGTGTACTGACGGTATTTCAATATCGTATTGATACTCGTATCGATGACGACATTATTCACGTCTGCTTTTATTTGAGCCAAATCCGCTGTCGATAGCAATGGCAACTTAGATTACCGCCTTGTCGACTATGATCGAGATGTCCTTGCTCTTGTCGATGTTGCTCGTCGACCACTGGATCTTCAGTTCTCCAATGTGGCTCCCAGCCGCTTGAGTCGTTTGAGAGGCTGCGAGGGCGAGCGTAACGATGCCGTATGCCTCACTGGTCCGTGAAAAATTCGTATCGCTCGCCATTATGACGCTGTAAACCGTCGTCGCGTGTGACGCCTTGACCTTGAATGTCAGTGTCGAGCCAGCGAGGTTTGCCGCCGATGTCCCACTCGAATCAGTCACGGTGAACGTAATCGCCTTCGCCTCTCCCTGCTTCCACCTTAGATCCGCCATCTTATGATACCCCTACTTTAAAATCATTTATTTCCAGCCAAATTTTAGTTTTCTGATCGTGTACCCCTACTTTAAAAGAAGGGTTCAAAGAAAGCGCGAGCGACATTTCCCGTCGTATAATTTCAATAACGCCTACATGAGAAAATTCCGGATCTGCGCCAAGAGGGATTGAATTCCGTGGATAATCTCCATATATTATCTTTCCCATTATGCTCCGTCTAAGACAACTGCAGATCTGTTTCCGCTCGAATCAACCGTTTTTACGATTCTATCCTTTGAATCTGCATTATCTCTGAAAGCGATTGTTGTTGTTCCTCCACCAGAAGCTTTTCCTGCTGCATCAGCCAATAAGATTCTGAGAACCTGTTCTAAAGTAAGCGCGCCTTCGACAACTCCGGCCAGAATGTTTGCTACGGAAATATCGTTAAGGCCATTGATAGCAGCCGGTGTATCATCCCCCTGAAGTTCATTTGTATCTGCTTCAATGGCAATTAGCCTGTTTTCAAGCGTGGTTCCTGTGTCTGTTAGAATCTCGTTTATATCCGCTCCATTATCATTCGCCGTCTGTGCCGTTCCGTTTACCTCTTTCACATTTACATGAAATCCGGTGGGATCTGCTTGCGATTGGGTTTCAAAATCGTCTATGATTTTTGTAACCGCATCAGCTTTTAATGACGCTGCATCAATGACATTAGCCCCGATTGCGGATACAGTAGCGAAAACCGAAGTGGCAATAATCTCCACACTATCCCCGACAGCCATGGTAAAATTGGTCTGAAGCGGCGCATTATGTAGAGTTACCGTTCTTGTCGCTCCGGTATAATCTGAAATATGCCCTATCGCCTTTTGGATCTTGGTAACCTGATCTGTGACTATAATCGTACAGCCATTGTAGGCGTCGTTATCGGCGGAAGCTTCACCCGTGGTAAGGGTAAAGGAAGTTTGGCTTGCCAGTGACTCGATGCTACTCACACACATCTGTCCGGCTACCCGGCGATTTGCTATACTGAAAGTGCCGACGCAAGCATTGACCGTTGCCGCATCAATCGTTGTTCCTTCAACTACTACGGCATAATCATGCCCCGCTTCGTAGAAATCGGCAACCGTGTTATCTGCAGTGTCGATGGTGAGCTTGTGGACGCCCACAAAAGTATCAACATCGATATCCACCGCAGTACCGGCAGCGTTTTGCCTTTGAGTCAGGCCGTCATCCTTATAGATGTGGATGTCCGTATCAATAAGATTAGTCATGGTGACAGAGGCACTTGGATCGTCCGAGGTGAACGTATTAAACCAGATAAATACATTCGACCCTACAGCGAAATCTCCCACGTAATTCATTTATATTGGCCCCCTTAACGGACCGTATAATGATCCGAATATTATTCCTGTCGGAGCAGAAATCGTCTGCTCGTGCACCACATAAATTGATCCATCTTCCCACACAGGTGTTACAACTGCCCCTGAAGAGGAGATAAGAACAGGTGCTCCATTTATCCACTTTATGTCTTTAACTGCCATTACTGTGCCCTCGGTATGGGATCTATCCAGACTTCGTCCCCGGCTTGATACTCGCCGAATTCAAGATCGAAGCTAACCCACCCTTCCGTCGCCTGTGTGAATGTGACTTCTACATATTGTGTCCAATCCGTATCGTTTGCTCTTATATTGATTGCTGGAGCGTGAGTGACTTCAGCGGTATTTCCACTGGAGCCCGTATCTAAATAAAAAGCACGTAAAGTCAAATTACCCGCCGTTATTCCGGCATAGGTTGTCTGCACATAGAAACGATAGGTGTAGGTGCCTGTAGGAAGCCATAATTTTATATCCTCAAAATCAAAGACAAAAACCGGCAAATATTTTGTGCACTTGGATTGCACTGTAGATACCTCAATGATCGGATTATTCCCACCATCAGAATCTCCATCTGGTCTACCACTCGTATCATCTGCATCGACCTTTATGACTTCGCCCATGACCTGAACACTTTTGTGGGTATCCAAGACTTGATCGAAATGTGCAAAATACAACCCTCCGCCGCTGCTGTTTGCTGTATTCTGGCCAGTATAACGATATCCAGCGAGAGGGGCTTTACAGTTGATAAAAGCTGATCGACTCCAGTTATAAGAGTAGGATAGCGTCAAGTCCACGGTTGAAGCAGGTCGTGATCTTCCACCTGGATCGTAGCCAAATTCACAATTAATAAATCTGGTAGACCCAAGCATTGAACCAAAGAAGAGCGCATATCCCCCGTATATATAGCAATCTCGCATTTCGATGTTAAATGGCGCATTAGTGCCGTATGTTCCAACAGAAATATCACAGTTGATAAGCGTACAATTATGGGCGCGGTTAAGGGTGTAATTACATCCCTGAAATTTTGTTCCCGTGCATGTTACAGATTTCGCCGGCATTAATCCAGCGACAGCGTTAGCGCAAATAGAAAACAACCCATCTGTTACTACCGATCCCTGACGATTCGCGTGGAGGCCTGTTGAACAAGACAACATAACTATATCTGTAATAGTAGATGCTTTTGACTGAATTCCATTCTGGCAGTTAAAAAAGGAGCAGTTGACGAAATTTGCACCTCCCCCGGTAGTGGAAATAAAGTATGTGCCTTTAAAATAAACATCATGCAACTCTATATTATCATTTCCGAAAGTATTCCTATTATCCATGTAGGGGATGGTGGTAGTAGCAAACGTGCCTATAGTATCGCTTGTGCCGGTACGTAAGAATATAATATTTCTATTAACGTGACCTACATAAGAAAGCCAAGTATCTCCGACACCGGCATCGCAAGTCACATTACTGTCAATAGTTATCGAAGTACCGCTGAATGACTGAATCGTTCCAACGATAGAATCAAGCAAGTATCCAGCGGTATACTGCTTAATTAAACGAAAACCGATAATGTCTCCGACATGCCATTTGGCCGACATATCATCGACGGTCTTAATTACCATATCGCCATTGGTGTTTTCGGCATCATTAGCAAGTGACGTTATGTACTGAGAACCGTAATAAGCCGGATCTCCATACATATCCACCGATCCGCCTGCGTAAACATATATCCCTCGACTACTGGTTACTGTATCAAATTCCAAGGTGGCGGTCACAGAGGCGGCAATCGGGGTTACTGAAGATCCAACTTGCAGCAAACCACCACTTCTAATAATAATATAGGCACTCCCTGGAGTGCTTCCCAACACAACCCTCGTGTCTATTGTCGTGTCCCAATCGAGCGTTCCATATGTATCAATTGTGAGAAGTTTGTTACTCTCATTAACGTTATATGTTACCGTATGTCCGACAGAAACGATCGCATCGTCCCCAACAGCTCCAGGCCAATCAGTGCCTTTAACGCCAGGAGATGTATTCCCCCATGTTGCTCCATCATTCCAATTACCTGTTCCTGTACTTGTAAAAGTAGCAGCCATTATTCAATCGCTTCCTTTTCGTCGGTATCAGCCTTAATTCGAGCTACAATGGATTCAAATCTTGCAATCATGTCTTCAATAGCAGGACGTTCTTTGAATCTTGTAACTACATTATGTTCATCGCCCGTTACTGTGTCATAGATCGTTACTTGAATCTCACATCCCCAAGGTCGTTGTCTATGGTGATGAGCGAGGTATTTATAGCGGGGGTCTTTTTCGTATATAACTTGATGATCGATCGATTGTGATGGCATTTTAAATATCCCCCACATACTCGGAATTATCTCGACCGAGAGCGTCAACGTCAATATCGAAAGAATCGATGTACTCGACCACGCCACCAACCCCGGTCGACGCCCTCTGCTCATACTGCTTCGCGAGCGACAGGTAGAAAGACGCTACCTTCTTCTTGTCTATCTCAAGCGCTCCCGGCAGTCTCAAGAGGTATGCGGTAGGGCCGGCCTTCGCGGCGAGAGATCTGCAGGCGTCTGCGGCGGCGAGCCAAATGTCGCCGCTATTCTGTTCGAGAAAGGCGTCGATATCTGCGTCGGTAAAATCGTAGTCGGTGCCGAGAGTGCCATCGGTCGTATCATGACAATATAGACGTACTTTCCCACGATCTCCCGTTACATCATACGTGAACATTTTTATCCTCCTATTATAGCTTGTTGATAAAGCTCTTGCCAGAAATTACGATCGTGATTGGCTCTTGAATTACAACTTGTGCAAAGAGTTATCAAATTATTTGGATGGCAATTCTTTTTATCATAATCAATATGGTGAATACACAATCTTTTGCTATTCCCCAAACATTCAGGGTTCTGGCATTTATAACCATCTCTCTCTTTCATGTCTTCTTTGAACTCCTTGTCTGCCCAAGCGTCACAATACGGCTCGCACGATATTCCACCTTTCCAGGTTGAACTTTTATCGCCAGAAAAAGCCAACGACAATTTTCTTTTAGTTTCTTCTGTATGTTGCCTTCCAGTCATTCCATGAGATTTCGCATTTCTACAAGCTGTGGATATTTTTCGCCTTGTTTCGTTTGTATGCCTCTTGCCTTTCATTCCACATGAAGGGTTTTGTTTCTGTGTTTCTGACATCTTCTTCTTAGTTTTTTCCGAATGCCTCCTGCCTTTCCACGCGCTTGGCCTCCCTTTCAACGACGCACTTATTTTTCTTTTAGTTTCTTCAGACAGTGGTATACCTTTCCTCATAGACTTCTGTCCAATGTGTGATTTAGATAGTTTCATTTTATGTTCGTCGGACATTTTCTTCCCCTCGCACCAAACAGAAATCTCGCCATTCCTATAACGCCTTTTCAGTGTTTCTGATACTTTTCTCGCGTGTTCACCACACATAAATCCTTTAGGTTTCGGCCTGCCTTTGAGCGCCTTGGAAACTTTTAATTTAAACTCATCAGTGTGTTTTCTCCCTCTACCATTGTGCCCAACAATATATTCGTTGCCTGGCTCGGCATACTCTTCGCAACCACATCCACATAATATCTTCATCGGAGATTGTGGCCATCTGCCATGAGCACTGAAGTGTTGCTTAACTACATGCTCATAAGAGGGCTTCTTTCCTTTCCTGTTATGGCCATGAACATACTTTAGCCCAAACTTAACTCTATGTTCGCAACCACAATGACACAAGGCCATTTAATTTTTTCTCCTTCTTATTTTTTTATCGTCGTCACCAAGCATTTTTTTAATCTCTTTTAGCTCCTTCAATATGAGAATATTCGACAACGATGAGGCCAAAAGCCAGGCTTCGTAACGAGATGTTGGAACGCAAAATTCCTTTCCAACAAAATACCTCTCGTGCCGATTCATAAGTCCCACAAGAGCATCCTCGAATTTATCACCACTCCCCTCCTGCTCTCCCATCTCGCTCATTTCATATTCCTCTTTTCTTCCTCCGACATCTCTGCGGGATCAAGGAACATCCCTTTGTCGACATTAAACACCCAGTTATCCGGCAAACTCAAGCGCTTCTTTTCGGTAAGCAAGGTGTTCTCAATGTTTGCTCCGGCGAGTTGTTGTTGGGCCTTCAGAGATTCTATTTGCAGAGACATTTTTTCAGTCTCGCTCTGAATCAGTCTAATCTGAAGATCCATCTTGTCTCGCTCGCTAAACATAGTCCGAACTTTCCAAAGAACTCCGTCTTCCACGATTCTCATGACTGCTCTCCCTCCATGATAAGTTGATCGAACACCGACCCCCTCGATCCTATCGTTGAGAAGTTGTAACGACGGTTCGAACGTCGGTAAAATATAATGAGACGATTTAAAGAATAACTGCGCCTCGTCAAAAACATTTCTCATCTTATAGCGACTGAGACCCACGTTGAAAAGCGCAACCTGGAGCGGAGTCATACCATCGAAATGTTGATATATTTTCATTGCATGCGTGAACGACATCAATGGCTCACTGTCCATTGTTGCAACACACATGTGAGTATTGTAAATGGTATCGTTAGGAGCGTATTTAAGCGCCTTCATCATGTTCCCATGCTTCTCGTTTGGTCGCCTACTCTGACAAAACCTCGCGAAATGATAGGAGGCCAAAATCCTCTTGATAAGACAAAACCATATAAAGGTTATAGCGAATATAGCGACAACGATCGCAAGAGGGACGCTTCCGTTCAACTCTAAAATTCCTCCGACCGAATGCCGTGAAAGTGCAACAATTGCGCCACAGACAATCCAAAACATCGATGCTGTCGATGGTATCCTCAGGGCAAAGAAAAATATGGAATCAACAAGAAATGCCGTCATTGCAGATAAAAGAATCAACATAAACACAAAGCTTTTGCTGCCAGCAACGTCATTCAAATATTGAAATCCGCAGTAATACATCGCGCCAACAAATGCCATCCACAATGCAAAACCGATCAATCCATATTCAACAATATTTTCGAGAAAATCATTATGCACCTCTCTCGGCTGAGGAGTCAAATATCTCTCTGGATCAAGAAAGCCGGGGTATTTATCATTCAGTGCTGCCTGTGCTCGATAGACATCTTTTCTATAATGAAGAGGGCCGCCTCCACAAAACAATCTTTCTTTTATCAATACAAGGGCAGAAGCCCAATAGCAGAAACGGTAACGAAGGGTCGCATACCACACCTGAGCACCCTTCGGATCGATTTTTTTATTCCAAAATGTATCCCAACCTACAATCAATAGATAAACGACTGCAAAAAGACCGAAGATAACCGCGGCAAGGATTGCATGAAAAATAAATCCAGATATTAATCCATACCTCGATGCGACCGCTGCAAAAAATAGGGCAGAAGCAGCGAATCCTATTTGACCACCCCTCGATCTCGTTTTAAAAAGAACGTAAATCGCAAACATCGGGATTATAAGGAGCGCTGAATCGTAAGTGAATCCAGCATAGATACCAAGCCATATCATTCCACAAAGCCAAGAGGCGAGAAAGTTCGGGTTGCCAATTGTCCCAATCGGATTATCTACAGGCCCGCCGCCCTTCAAAGCATTCGGGAATAAATGGTCAACCCCATGCCTCTGACAATTGGCGTATATAGCGCAAAACGCAAGTGACCAGGCGGCGATGACCGACATCGATCTGATAGAGTCTTCGTTGAAATAAGTGCAGGCGAGTAAAAAGGTTATAAGCAGTGGGATTTGAAGCCCGATTTCCTTACGAGCATTATGAAGAGGATCAGACCATAGAACGGACATTGAAATGTAAATCGCGAAAAGAATGATAATAGTGCTCGGAACGGTTACTGGTACAAGCCCATTCACCGCCCCAAGCACTATACCCGTGGCGGAGAGCAGGGAGACCACGAGCAACTGTGGAAGTGCGAATCCGTTGAATAGCGTCCTCGGAAGAAATATTAGTGATGCTAATGGCATAGCTGCCAAGACCCATTCCATCTCTTTTCTGCTCTCCTATTAAACAGTTGAAACTGCTACCCACCAATAGCAACGGGACCACCGAAAAAAATTACTTTGATCACGACAGAGATGATCGCCGTCGACAATATAATGAGTAACCCCCAAAGGCGTCTAACCGACTTCTGGTTCATCAACACCTTTGATACCAACCCTACGTTCTGTTTACCATCTCCCTTGATGGCAATAGCGATGTCATCTATCGACCGCTTAATTTCCTTCTGAAAATCAGTAACGGTCGATAGATTTCCGTCAATCTTTTCTACTAACCTCTTCTCAAGATCATTAATTTGTATTGTAAACCTTGGAACACTGTCTTTGAGAAGAGCAATATTGACTGTTTGAATACAATCATGTGAGTTTTCTTTTTTCGCCGATGAATTCATGATATATCGCTCCGCAATCAATTTTGTTTATCGCCTCTCGAACCTATGGCGGGTGGTCCAACGGCGTTTACTCCACAATCAATGCCCAACGAACAGAAAAAGTATTCGTTGTACCAGTTCCGTGTTGAGTCGATCCTGACTTCGACACAGAAGCCTCCAGTTTGATGAACGGCATGACGGGATTGAATTTTTTTAGATAGGCTCCGTTGGACTGAGGTCCACTGACGGATGTGCCAGACTTGACGAGAAAGACGTCGTCCTCCATTGCATAAGTAACGCCTGTCCTCGTGTAGCAACCCTTCCAATAAACGGCTACACTCCCACCAGTTCTCCCGCTGTCCCCCTCAACACTGGCAAAGAAATAAGCCTCAGAAATGTCCCTCTTGGCATTGATTAAATTGACAATGGCAGAGCTGACCCCTGAACCAGGCGTCGCTCCTGTTATACCAGATAAAGTTCCTACTTCGATCAGCATAATCTTAACCCCCTTTAATATAAAGCATTAAGTGCCAATCGCAATATAATGGACGCTCACCGCCCCAGAATATGTCACTCCAGCCAGATTCAACTTATAAGGAATAAAACAAACTTGAGTTGCACTACCAAACGGTTGACCATGCATTGGGTAAACAGTAACAGCAAATCCGGTCACGTCGGTAAACCCAGCAACCGATTTTGACGACGCCGAAGCGATCACATTATCAATTGTAGTTAGTCCGCAACCCTGCCTATCTATCGAACCGCCAGAAACGTCGAGAACTCCAGCCGTCATCTTCTTACCTTGCGCCGTAGCATAGGGCAATGCATAACCATCGGCCATATCGACCCTGTTTTTATAGATCGTGACGCCAGAGGGACTGGTAACAAATGTCACTCCAGACGCGATACCCCAGTTCCTCGAATACCTTGTGGTTGCTCCACTTCTTCTTCTTGCCATGACTTTTAATCCTCCATTTTCTCATTATTTTCAAAATCGGGGCGGGGGAGAGAAAATGTAACCGTCCTCTCCCACCCCACATTCACTCACACGAAGTGAAAGTCTTACGCGGTCAACTTCAAGCAATGCTTGTCGTCGGTCGCTCCAATCTGCCCATAGAATCGCACTTTGTATTTGAATTTAATATCTCTGTGAAACTCGTCCTCGTGCCCGGCTTTGGCGGTGAAGGTTTGGAGATCCCAAACCTGCGACCAAACATAATCCTCCATGAAATCACCGAGATACCAAGTAGAAGTACTCTGGTTGGTGATGTAAGGGCTTGTAAGGGGAGTAAAGGCACCCTTCCAAATATTAACTGCATTCTCAGTTCCCTCAGGTACGAGAGTTGATTTCTGCATCTGCACAGCCTGAACCCAAAGATCAAACGGGAACAGGGCATAGACATTGGCAGGATCGACGAGAATGTAATCGTCTTCCTCATCTGTCATATTGTGAAACAGTTTATTCGCCTCAAGTAATCCTTCCTCGCCGAAAGGGGTACTTACTCTCGAATTGATTTTTCTATCACCGGTGGCGGCAACCCTATAGAAAGCAGTGGCCACGCCTTCCGGTCTAAAGACGTTGCTATTAATGTCCTGCACACCTTCAACAATAAGTCTCTCTTTCTTTTGAGCAGCCTTCTTACCAATACCCTTGGCTCTGGTAATGACCTGTCCAGTTTTATCGAAATAAATCATTTCCTCGGTCACATCGATGATGCGACCCCACTTAGTATGAGGAACCGTCACATACTTCTCGGCCATGGTTGCCCGGTTGTACGCCTGACCCTGGACAACTTCGTCCGGGCTTTCAGAGGCATCAAAACCAGCATACGTTTCGACCTCCATTTTCGATGGAGAAACCGTAACGAGATTTTGGCCAATCGTAGGAACGGCGTCATACGCCTTGATCAACGTAGAGTTGATCAGCTCTCCCGTGATTTTTGGGAAGAGGTCGGAAGACACAGCTTCCGAAACGGGTTTTACAAAACCCTGCGCATCGCGCTCGAAAGCATCCCAAATCTCGCGGAGAGAGAAATCGTTTGGGGTAATATCACCCTTAGAGATCATTTTCCTGATCGTCGCAACCGTTCCGTCGACGCCAAGAGATTCCGCCATATCCCTGAGAGCAACTCCCAATCTATTTATCAACGCCATAACTATTTTTCTCCTTCCATAATTTTTTTAGGGAACGTCTATGACATTCCCGAATATCCGACTCCACATCCGCATCAGCACTGAGCTCCGAAAATTGCCGCCGTCCCCGGCGACTCCGATCCAATCTGAGGTAGAACTCGTAATCGCAACTTTCTGGTTGTACAACGTCACCCCCGAACCGGCAGGTATGATATAATATAACACCTTGGTGGAGCGTGAATTTCTGAGTGGATATCTGAAAAAACCATCGATATAAACCCCTAATTCCTCAGTCACTCCGCTATCGGAGTGCCATGCAGCAACACCAAGAAAATTACTGGCCGCAAGCTTCCTATTGCTGGTAAGCGTAAGGATTGAACCCGACACTTTATCAAATGGATAGCCATACCAATTAGCAGTAGAAGCGCCTCTTTCCCGCAATGCATCGGTTTTATCAAGAAAGACAAAGTCACCCTTATCAATCTCGACATTACCACGAATCTTGACGGTACAGATTGGAAAACTGTGCTCCCAAGATTCATTGATATTTCTTCTATCGTAATCGCTCATTAGACCAAAGTGATCATTGAACTTCCAGAGAGCAGGGTCATCAGCATGAAATCGACATGCGTTGCGCTTGGCTCATGTTTGACAGCTCTCCCAACTCGGCAACTGTCATGATCCCCACCGTGGCCGATGGAGACGGTAGTGTTCGAGATAGAAACCCCACCGGTAAAAATGGTTGACGCAGCAACAGTGAGTCCGACTTTACTGAACATACTCGTCGCACTGGTGCCGAGCTTTACCTGAGCCCTGAAGATTCCAGCGGTAGCAATCGGGATATCCTCTGTAGTTCCAGAGATACTTCCCTTCATCGAAACACCGAGAAAATTCTGCTCGAAGTACGCCGGTGAAGTGCCATTAAGCTTGGGGTACACAGGGTAGACATAAGAATCGCCAGTTCCACCAACTATGGCATTACCGCGACCCAAAAATATGAACTCTCCTTTATTAATCACGTCGTTGCCGTGAACCTTCCCTTTGATCTCTTGGGTATCACCCCTCAAATGTTTTACAACAGGCATTTTAATTTCTCCTCCTTCTCGTTAAATTACTATTGATTACCCACCAATAGTGTCGATCATCTTCTTTCTTGCAGCCTCCATTTTTTCTTCCGAGACTTTACCTTTACCCCTATCTACATCATCACCGGTATGGTCGTCGCCGAGATTTTTGACATTTCCAGAACCCTTAAACCACGCATCCTTACGATCAGTCAGGGCTTCGGTAATCTCATCATCAGTCATACCCATCAAGGTCTTTTTGAAGAAGTCAGAAATTGCTTCTGCCGGCAACTTCAACTCTTCGATCTTCTCGCCAATGAAAGACTCTTTCTTCGAGGCCTTGGTATTGGTCTCAAACTCGTCGACCTTCAACTTCAGGGCGTCGCGCTCCTTAGAGAGCTCCTCGTTAGCGGCCTTCAGGTCATCATGAGCTTTGGTAAGCTCATCGAGCTTCGCCTTCATCGCCTCAAAATCCTCAGCCAACTTCTTCACCTTCTCGTCGCCATCGGCCTCGGCTTTGATGGCAGCTATGAGAGCCGGATTTCCCTTCGCCAGATCGGCGATTGTAATTTCGTCAATTTTCATTTCGTCATCCTCCTCAATTAAATCGTTTTCTTTAATAAGATCGCTTTTACCAGACAAAATCTTGTTAATCTCACCCTCAAGATCGTCTAAAACAGATGCAATCTGCGCCTTTTTATCGGCAAACTTCTTGCCCTTCTCTCGCAAGATCTCATCAATAACCTCACCGGCATCCCACTGAATCCTATTAACCGCCTGTGATATCTTCCTGTCTTTGATTCGATCCTTAAGAAGCCCCTCTTGACCATCCTTTGGGTTGGTAATCAAGAGATTAGTCAACCTCTTGATCATATCCATCTCGTCGAGTTCGTCGTCGAGTTCGTCGTCCTCAGGAT